AGAAGAGATTTTATGAGCAGCAATTCGATAAAGGTATCTGAGCGGGATCTGCGGGAGCAGATTCGTGATCTGTGCAAACTCTTCGGCTGGCGAATGTATTTTAGCTGGACAAGCCTTCATAGTCCTAGAGGCTTTCCAGACTTGGTTTTAGTTCGTGATAGTGTTATACTAGCAGTAGAGTTAAAATCCGAAAAGGGAAAGTTAACACCAGAGCAAGAGGAATGGCTTTTGGCATTGAGTAAAGCTGGTGTTAAGACATTTATTTGGAGACCGTCAGATTGGGATAATATTGTAAGCACTTTACAACATGACAAAGCGATTATAGAATCGGCTCAGAAAACCCTGCACTAGTGCTAGGGAGTGTCAAAAAAATTAGGTCGCCCGTGAGCGGCCTAGTTTCCTGTCAGCGAACCGACAGGGGATATTCACATATAATGTTATAATATAGTATAGCATCTGTCAATGATTTATACTGGTTCATATTGCTATTTATTATACTGAGAAAATAAAGGAATTAAACTATAAGCCTTAAGAAGATAAAGAAACCAAAAGTACGGATGAATCAAGAAGACCGGCGCCAAAAACGATTAGAGGCCCGACGCCAGAGGGCGGAGACTTATTTCTGGATTTATTACAATATACCAGACCGAAGCCTTGAGAGATTAAGGGACTTTTGTGCTTCTATTGGACTTAAAAGGCATATAAATACTTTCAAAAATTACTCAGTGGCTTTTAAGTGGCAAGAGAGGCTCGCTGAGGTAGATGCCAAACTGAGGGAAGAACGGCAAGCCAAACAAATCGCCCAAATCGGGGAAATGAATGTGCGCCAAGCCCAAGATTTCCGCAATGCCCAGGCGCTGGCCCGGGCGGGCATGTCTTTAATTGCTAAGGGCTTCAAAAAATCTGGCAATCTAAATTTATCCCCACAGGATATAATAACTTGGCTGGAGAAGGGAGCGAAAGGCGAGCGCCTAGCAATGGGCGAGGCCACCGAGAGGTTTGAGGCTATGCTCTACGTCTACAACGCCATGATACTCGCTATAGCCAATATCTTCACCGAGATAAATGTCATTAAGGACATGAGGGAACGGGATCGGCAATTCAGATTCAAGGTTGATGAGCTGAGGCATACGAAGCTGATAGACTATGCAAAACAGGAGTAATAGTAAATGTGAACTTCTGTGGTGGAACAAACCTTAATGCTATAGTTGATAAAAAGGTCATCCGCCTCTCCGTATTGGCAGACAACACTAAAGGCTTTAATACTCCTGCTGATTGCGCTGAGGTGCTCTCAAGTGGAATGTGGCGCAGGTATCGCCACCTTAATTACATCTCTGAGAAGATAGCCGAAATCAAAGACAGGAAGCTGAGGCTTATCGTTTCGCTTCCTCCAGGACATGGGAAATCGGAGCTCATCTCTCATTGGCTACCAGTCTGGTTTCTCCATAGGTGGCCTGATAGACGAATCGGCTTTGCTACCTATGAGGCTAATTTTGCTGCCTACTGGGGCGGGCTGGTTCGAGACACTATTGAGGAGAACTCCCTTAAACTTCATCTTGAGTTAACTCATGACACGACCGCCAAGAATGAATGGAGATTAAAATCAGGTGGCGGGATGTTTGCCGCCGGCGTCGGCGGGCCTATGACAGGCCGTAGATTTTCCTTGTTTATTTGTGATGACCCAATCAAGAACATCGCCGAGGCTGAGTCCTTAGTCTATAGGGAGAATACCTGGAAGTGGTGGCGGACTGTTGCCCGGACAAGGCTATTTCAAGATGGTTCGATTATTTTAATAATGACGCGTTGGCACAGCGACGACTTGATAGGCAAACTTCTTGATGAGTCGGGCGAGCCCTGGGAATATATCAAGTTGCCGGCACTAGCCGAAGAAGATGACCCGTTGGGCAGACAACCCGGGGAACTGTTGTGTCCTGAGATGTTTGACCTTGCTGAACTGGAGACTTTACGAGAAGAAGTAGGCGGGACAAGTGGGCGTTATTGGGTAGCCCTCTACCAGCAGAGACCTTCAAAAGAAGAAGGGACAATTTTCAAGCTAGATTGGTGGAAGTATTATAAAGAGGTTCCCAAATTGATACGGATTGCTCAATACTGGGATACTGGATTCAAAAAAGGAAAGACCTCGGACTGGTCGGTCTGTTTAACTCTGGGACGGCACGAGACCGGGGTCTGTGTTTTAGACATGTGGCGGGCACGAGTCGAGTACCCTGAGTTGATAATTATGATGAAAGCGAAGTACGACCAACTGAAGCCCAATTCGGTGAAGGTAGAGGATGCCGCTAGTGGGCAGTCAGCGATACAGTCATTGACGAGGGATACCTCAATTCCGATAATCAAAATAAAAGCCGAAGGTTCGAAGGAGCAGAGGGCTAACCTGATAACGGGAATCGTGGAGGCGGGACGGGTATCTTTACCAGAAAGGGCAGATTGGTTGGCAGTTTTCCTGGATGAAGTAACTCGTTTTCCTGCAGGAAAATATGATGACATAGTGGATGTTCTCTCTTATGGTCTGGATGATATTTGGAAGAAAGCTGGGAAGTTAGACCAGCAGGTCGAGGAGACAAAGAGGGAACTCGAATTCAAGGGAATAAGGACAAAAACATTCTAATTTTGCTTCATAAAATGCGAAGGTGCTACCAAGGTAGCACTTTCGCGCCCATCGGCCGAAGCCTCAGGGGTATTCACCTAATTGTCAGTCTAATATAAAATAGTGTTAAACATCAATAGTACTTTAGTACTACATAGTGTCTTTTAAGCCTATTTTACATAAGGTTTCCCCCTTCCCTACTAAAAACCCGACTAAATATTTGTTATGTGCGATTTTTAACTGGACTTGCAGACTTGACAAGATGCTAGAAGTAAGTCTAGAGTTGTCATTGCCTTAACGACGTGTCTATTAGGACACATGCTGGCAAAATGTGATATAATTTCTAAATAGAGATGGCTAGACCATCCAATCTCAATAGCGAGTTTATTTTGCCGAGCGGGAGTTGTTTTTTATTATGAAGATAGCACTCGGGCCCTTAAAAGTTTCCTTCAAAGAAGATGGTAGGAAGCCAGAGACTGGAGAAGTCGGCGCGCCTGGTACTATTTTTGTTTTTGGTCAACTTACCGAGGAGGAATACAACTCAGACTTACGGGGCGACAAGGCGAGAATCATTTATGATAAGATGCGGCGTTCTGATGCTCAGGTCAAGGCAACGCTATTAGTATGCGAGCTTCCTTTCCGAGCAGCAAGCTGGGCAGTAGAGCCAGCCTCTAAGGATTCCCAAGATATTGAAATCGCTGAGTTCATTCAAGATAATCTTTTCGAGGGCATGTCTATCACCTGGGACTCATTTCTACATCATGTCATGCTGATGCTTCCCTTTGGATTTTCCATATTTGAGAAGGTCTACAAAGTAGTTGATGGGCAAGTAAAGTGGCGGAAGTTTGCTCCCAGGCTGCCGAAGACACTCTACAAATGGAATCTTGATCCGAAGGATGCCGGGCTAGTGGGAATACAACAATTCGTCTGGAAGAACGACAAATACGATTTTATTCATATTCCCGTTGAGAAATTACTTATTTTTACGAATGAAAAAGAAGGTTCCAACTTTGAGGGTATCTCGCTCCTGAGGGCGGCTTACAAGCATTGGTATTATAAAGACCATCTCTATCGATTGGACGGGATATCGGCAGAGAGACACGCGACTGGGATACCATACTTTAAGCATCCACCGGATGCGACTGATTCCGAAAAACGACGATTGGACTCAATGGGACAACATCTCTATGCCCATGAACTTCAATATGTCAGGACGTCAAGCGATTATGAGTTCGACATCAAGGGGCTTTCAGGCGTAATTCGTGACCTGAATCCATCTATTGAGCACCACGACCGAATGATAGCCCGCTCAATTCTAGCCCAATTTTTGAATCTTGGGACTGGTGATACAGGGAGTTGGGCACTTGCTAGAGACCAAAGCTCATTCTTTCTAATGTCCCTCCGGTCTTTGGGAAAGAATATCTGCGATACCATAAACCGCTATGCCATCCCGCAGTTGGTTGACTATAATTGGGGTGTCGCGAAATACCCGACTTTGCGTGTGTCTGGCTTGGAAACGAAGAACATGGCGGATTACGCAAAGGCGGTGGTCGACCTAGTGACCGTCGGCGCGCTCAATGTGGATAGCGGT